GCAAAATAATTACGTGAGATCACGCACGGATTTTACGGTACCGTGCTTGCTGAAGCCTGTGCTAGCACGGGCAGCGTATTCGTGTCATCGAACCACGCTTCGAGTGCTAACTGTTGTGATATAGGAATCCCAAAAGCAACATCAAAATCCACTCGAGCTTGTTGCGTGACTAGTCGAGCTACTGAAGCCTTCTCATGCCGACGCGACATATACTCCGCATACAATGCTTGCGATTCATAGCCAAGGCTCGACCGGATTAGCAGTTGAGCCCACGCTTGTAGGACTGGTACGCCGGTGTTGCAATGCAACTCACCTAAACCTATCGAACCTAGCAACTTCAAATAACCCGTCTTTGTGGGGAAGTTTTTGCATGTGTAGGACGTTCGTGCCAACACTCGCGCTGGCTTACGCACCATTCTCCACATGCCATTGATTCGTACTGGTTTGCACTGACAAAACTCTACTTCACTGAACTCGCTAACTACCTCGACCTTCGTAGTGAATCCGGCACATTGCCAGAAGCCCATATTTAGTCTCGGCAGATCGCTTGCGTCCATGCATATAACAGAGTCATCGCCATTCACACGCATTTCGTGATCAATATCACGACACCACTCCTTTATTAGCGCCCCGTTATCAAACGAGTCCTCTAGCGATGTTATATACTCACCAGATAGCATGGTGCCTTGCACTTCAAAGTTGATACCACCCTTAGTGCGGCATTTGTTGCGCTTTTGAAGTCGCAGCAAGCGTCGCACGTCAGAATCCTTAGGATAGTGCGCCTGGGCATACTGGCGGAAATGTGAGCGTAAGACGTCATTCAATGACGCATCATACTTGCTATGATCAGCCAACACCCATACCGGATTTGGAAACCTCCGGGACATGAAATTCAAACTTTCTGCCACTTGCCAACTATCGAGTCCTTTAACGAACTCGCGCTCACGCTTGGGCACATTGCGCCCCTGGCGCATATAAAATATGCGTCGCTCTATGGGTTTCATGTATCGCGCAAGCGTATAACAATAGGGCGGTTTACGATATGAAATCATTCTCGGTGGTTCGTTTTCCGGCGGCTTGTTAACACTATCCTCCGCTTTTTCGTACTTGATAAAACAACTGACACGTGCAAAATCTGGTGGTTCGCCATACTCTTTTAAATAACTGTAGGCTGTTCGGATACGTTGTTTGCGATTTTGGGGAGATTCATTAATAACCTCTTGTTCGGTGTAAGGAACCAGCTGCTTCGGCGGGTACAGGCGCCACATTCGAGCGAACGCCCTCGCGTAAATTGCGCGGGTGGCGTTTGTCACTGGTATAGTGGGACGAATATGTCTCTCAACGAGGCTTACCATCTCATTAACCTGACAACCATAGTACCCCGAGCAGGGTTTCACACCCAGCACGAGGGGGGCCGGCACTAATTGATGCATCACATGTTTATGCTCGCATTCATGCGGTTCCACGGACACAATACGTGCGTGAGGGCCAACATCCGATTCGGGTTTCCGGTCACAACAAATGACACGAGGTTTCAGCAAAAGCCATTGTCAAACTGGTGGGGGCAATACTGCCCTCGCTGTCAGCAACCATGCCCGGTCGGCCACCTTCTTCATGCCCATCCAGTAGAGCAATCGGAGGAACGTCCCCGGCTTTGACAACCGCTTGCCCTTAACATAATGATTGAAGGCGGTTATTTGTGTCGGGTCCTGTCTGTTCAACATAACTCGATAACTCTGATCAATCTTATTGTCTAGCATAGCGTTGTTGATGGCTGTAGCCAATTGAAAATGCTTGTCCATCTCAGTTAGGTCTGGCCTACGCTGTCGCAACCAGGCGAGACCTTTGCGTTTGAGAAGCCCAGCTAGTTCGGTATCACGCACTCGGGTCGATGCCTCGGTGCGCAAATACCATTCCAACTCACGATCCCGCGAGTGGCTATCACGCAACACCTGATCATTGCGCGTGACCACATCGCTCTGGTACGTGGGTATGGGCTTCCCTGCGTCAATTACAGTAGTGGCTCGCCAAACGAGTCCTCCGACAAATAGGCAGAGGCCTCCGATTGCGCGCCACGCTGCATCCACCGGGCCACGTCCGCCGCTACTGCGCGGAGGAAACGGTCGGCTGTCCCAAGAGCCTTGAGCAGCTGCTCCATTGCTGCTATCGATTTCGCTTCGATCCGTAACATTTGACTCAGCAACAACGGACGCACTTGCGGTGCGAATGTCCTCGCTAAGTCTTGATATAACGTCAGATATCCATCCGGCGTTATCTGTCGAAATGACGGGAAGAGCGACTGGCAGAGATTCTTGCCTTTGATCGACCACGGAGCTGTGTAGTGCGGCCGGAAGTGGCACGGACACGCAGACTGTTTGACTAGTTCGAGGAATAAGGGATGTGCAGCGAGCGCAGCACAATAACCCCGGACCATAGCATATAGTTGCGTGTGAGCCGCACACTGGGCACACAACTTCACCGAAATAGCTTCTGCAACCACAGTAGGGAGCGGCAGGACTACATACTTCGTATTGGCGATTCGATACCAAACTTCCAAGATACGTAATGCAGTCAATGCATGTACATACTGAACACGCACGACAATTACAGGGATGTCGGTGGCCAACATCCCCGATAGGAACTCGAGAGACGACAATTTGCTGCCGTCGCGCGAACTCCAATGCTCGTCTTCGAATACGACGCACTGCAGGCACCCTTGTGATTCGACTACTCCTCCCATAAGCCGAAAAGAATGCTCAGACGACACGGTCTGGACATCCGCCGTCACGTTAGAAAAACGAAACGGCTCGGCTGATACGTAGGTGTTTTGAGACTCACACGATGTTTTACCATCGTCATCCGCGCTAATTTGTTCAACCGGTAGTGGCGCTCGGGTCTGACCACTGCTAGTTGTGCTGGATTTAGGCTGCGTTTGATTACGCGCTCGGCGACCCGACCGACGCCGGGTACCGTTGCCCCGCTCTCGCTCACGGGGTCTTTGAGATCGCTCATCCACCGACCAATCTTCGACGATCGTCCCTGCGACGTTCGGCGCAGTGCTGGCAACTCCGGCACGGCTAGTCACATCTACCTGGACAGCGTCTGGATCGTTGGTGGGGCTCCGTTCTTTCACGGATGTCACTTTAGTTTCTCCAAGTTTACTCATACTCGGGCGACTCAGTTCAGTAGTGCAACTGCGAAC